TGTATTCCATCCTGAAGTGATAGGTTTGGTACGATTTTTAAATGTTTTATGTCAATTTTTGTCGCAATTTGTTCGATTATGCTCTTACCACCACTCGCCAATGTTTTAGCCCTAGCGTCATGGGGTAGGTAGTGATAGCCGTACTTGTACCCGTACTGATCCTCTTTTTGGGCTAGTAAGCCTGTGTAGTAGGGGATAGCCTGACCGTTACTAGAATGGTGGTCTAGCACCCGTATCTCACCGTATACGACCTGAAACCAAATCACAGCCGTGGAATCATTAAAGCCCAAGTCCCATACGGTATGGCATGGGAACATTGGGTCATAGTCCACCGTGGTAATACGCTCAAGGTCAGTAATCCTACGCATCTCCTGCCCGTAAAATGCCCCAATAATAGCTGCCTCAAACGAACATAAAAACTCCTGCTCATACTGGTTATCAGACATCGAGGCTCTAGCATCGTCTAATTCGGCTTGTGGCAATAGATTGGTTTGGTCTGCCCGTAGAGTCTTCACATACCAATTTGGGTTCTTTTGGGCTTCGTTAAAAATGTCATAAAAAGAATTGTGGCCCTTTGGTGTCCCAATGAATGTAGCCCAACCGATACGGTCTGATAATAAAGGACGAATAATCTCACCCCATACGGATGGTTTCATATCAGCCATTTCGTCCATGACCACTCCATCCAAGAAGTTTCCACGGAGCGCATCAGGATTGTCTGCGCCAAATAGTCTAATCCTAGCCCCATTAACCAATTCGACCCATAACTCTGACTGATTGGCTTTAGTCATAAAAGGCTCAGAAAAGCGTTCCAAATATCTCCAAGCTACTGATTTGGCCTGTGAGTAAAACGGGGCAATGTAGGCGTATTGGGCGTGTTTTTTGTTTTCTATTAAGGCTTTAACTATCAAATCATTGATACAGGCTACAGTCTTACCACAACGCCTGTGGGCCACGATAACAGCCCAGCGTTGCTTACGGGTGTGGAAGTCCTCAAAAACGCTTCTAGGGCGGTATTTTAGCTTTATAGGGCTACTCATCTGCCCATGAGATTCTTATATCGCCACCGTTTGAGCCAGTAACCTCATTGACTTGGGTTTCTTTCCATCTAGCCCGTGTCTTTAGCCAAAAAATAGCGGCAGCAGTATTCCCCTTCTTTGCCTGATTAAACAAAGTGCCAGCAATAGCTGAGTTAGCATCTATACGGCCTTCGTCTAGTTCATCTTGGTAATACTTCACTAGCGTATCAGCACTTATTTTTAAGCGGGTAGCTATATCCTCATGCGGGCATCCCAATGCAGATAAGCGTTTGACTTGTTCTCTGCTCTCTTTTGAGGGTTTATGCGGGGGTCTGCCTTTTCCAGTCATTTTTATAACTCCGTTTTAATCCCAGTAATTGTTGAAGGCTTTTAGCGGGTAGAACACTAGGCTATTTCTATAACCCCCCTCTGCGGTAGGTCTGATAGGGGTTACACCATGAACATTTCTCCAAGCTGGGTATACCAGCATAGAGTTATCCCTACTGTCTACCGTTGCACCGTAATCAGGAACAGTTGTATTCCCACCTTTAGCATTAACCTTTTTAGCAATAATGACATTCACACACCCTTCAAGGTTGCCTGCATCCCTATGGAATGGGGCAGGGATGTTGAAGTTGCTAATGCTTGAGGTGAATAGTTCTCCAAACCTGAACTTTGGCGGCACTTTTTCAGTAATGATTTGCTTTTGTCTTTCGTATATCTCAGGAATAATCTCTTTGACTAGGTTCTCAGATTCTTTGCATAGCAAATACATTGCTTTTATGAAGGTTTGGGCTGTCTTAACCTGATGAACGCTTGAAATAGCTGGATAGGGCCGTTTCATGTGAGGTTTGGGCGGGCAACTTCCAAGAATGGTGCTGAACTGCTTAACCTCAAACTGACTATCTCTTAGACCGCTTGAACGCCTCATTTCACTCTTAGGCACTCTTTCACTTAGTAGTTCTGCGTTAGCGACATCGGCAAGCTGTTTGAGCTTTCCTGTAATCTCTTTAATGTAAAAGCCAACAGGCACTCCATCAGCGGTGAATAGGGTGTCTTCAGTAATATTGGGTTCAATATCACCGCAAATATCACCAATCTTTACGCTGTGGTCTATTTTGATTAATTCGACTGTTTTCATTGGGTGCAGTAAACATTAGTACAAGCAGGAAACCATGACTTTTGCCATGTATCGTAATCACGGCTGACGAACTTACCTGTATTACCAACGGGTGCTACCTTGTAATCTTTTTGCAACTTTTCAACAATAGCCCAAAACCTAGGCAAACTAGGGTCAATATCAAAACTCCATTCAAACACTAACTTGTTGAATATATGGGAATAATTCTCTAGGATTGGCATTTCTGCGCCCTCTATATCCATTTTGCAGGAGTCAAAGTTTTTGGCTTCCTCGTTAAAGTTCAGGCATGGAACTTTGATACCCTTGTTATTCCATTTCTTAATGATGGAGTTGCGCCATACATTGTTGTTGTTTCCTATAAACAGGATGATTTCTTTAGTATCGTTATGAACGAGTGCGGCCTGCTTTACGGTTGCCTTGAACCCGTTAAGTTTTAGGTTCTTTTCCAGCATCTCGCAATTAAATGGATCAGGTTCGTATACCGTTACATTTGCGCCTTTAGAACAGGCTAGCAGGGTAAACGCCCCTACATTGCCCCCGCAATCCATCCAGTTCTCATCGGGTAGGATTTTGAACCCTTTTTTCTGATAGGTATCGTTCCCGATTACTTCTTCAAAAGTTTTTTGATCCGAAAAACCCTCTCGGTAATAAAATTTGATACCCTTCGTTTCGCCCTGTTTAAGGATCATAGCTTGGCTTTCTCAGCCTTCAAGTAGTTGACCAGCATCATGCCTACATAGGCTTTTTCATCCCGCCAAAATTTGACTAGTTCAAAAGCCTCATCGTAATGTTCGGGTTCAAATTCAATCTGAATAGCTTTTCTTACGCCATTTGCCATATCCGATAGTTGTTTACTAACATCCTCGTCATCAAGGATTGAATAGTCTACCTCGGTGAAATTGAGTTCAGATACATCAAAGCCCAAAAGGTCGATATTGAAGTTTTCGTCTTGCAAATCGCCAATCTCAAGTTTTAATAGGTCGTTATCCCATCCAGCGTTTAATGCCAGCTTATTGTCTGCAATGATATAAGCCTTCTTTTGGCTTTCTGTCATGTCTGAACAGTCTATGGTTGGAACTTTGTCTAGGCCTAGCTTTTGGGCGGCTAAGAGCCTTCCGTGGCCTGCAATAACGCCTACTCCATCGACTAAGATTGGGTTGCGAAAACCAAACTCTTTAATGCTGGCGGCAATTTGTGCGACCTGTTGATCGCTATGTGTTCGGCTGTTTTTGGCATAAGGGATTAGCTTGTTTACAGCAACATCTTGAATTTTCATATTTAACCAAGTGGTTGATTAAGATAAGTTAATTCTACTACTATTTTACTTCTTTATCCATGTCTTTCAGTTTGTTAGCAAGCATGGCCCTACGCTCTAGGCGCAATCTCTGTTGTTTTTCTAGCGTGGATTCTTTATGGGTCTGTAATAAGCTGTTTTCAGGCTTAATCTTTTCTTTTTTAAACATCACATATCCTTCATCTTAGAAGCAATCATCTCTCTACGAGTAGGTTTAGCAGTTTTAGCAGATTCTTTAAAGTCTTTAGCGGATGGTGCGCCTTCGCTACCTACCTTACGCATCTTCTCGCCTGATCCAGCCTTAATGCGTTCCCGCTTGGCGTGAATGTTTGCGTATAGTCCTTGTTTAGCCACAGTTCCATCTCCTCATAGATGCTTTTGCTCGTTCAGCGTTCTTGCTGTTCTTTACTACCCCACCCATTCTTGCACAAAAACTAGCTTTTCTACCCTTATCGGCATCAGTCTTGGGATTTGGGGCGGGGGCTTTTAAATTGGCGTTGTTCTTGCGATTGTAGGCTTCACGACCTTTGGCGGTCATCCCAGCCCCTTGGTCTGTAGGCAGATAGTTCTTACCCTTACCTGTCGTAGTCTTGGGGATTGGCTTATCGTGCTTTTCTACTGCCGCACGAATGTCATCCCTACGACTCATGCCTTTTCCTCAATGTACTTAGCGTAGGCATCCTCTAGCTTTGCCTTGCGACTTCCTTTAGCGTTCTCACGCTCAACGCTTAAAGCAATAGCTACGGCTTGTTTCTTGGGCTTGCCTGCCTTCATCTCGGTCTTAATGTTCTTACCGACTGCTTCGGGGTTACCTGACTTTACGAGTGGCATAAATATCCTTATTTCAAAAACTTAAGTTTATAAGCGGTGCTGTTAATGAGGCCTGCGATCTCATCAATGATATTTTGTAGTTCGGGGTCTTGGGGTAGGTCTTGGCGGGCTTCTTTAACAAAGTTTTGTAAGGATTCCATGTAGCGTATTGGGTCTTTGGGCTGGTGGTACACGCTTGGAAAGGCGTTAAATTTACCGTATTTGCCCATATAAGATTCGGCAAAGGTGTCTGTTAAGCCAACAATACCATCGTAGTATTTAGCAAAAGCCTTATGTTTTGCGTAGGAATCGGTTGACCAATGAAAGAAATGCGTGTTGGTCGCAGAATGTAGCATTGTTGCTAGGAATAATGCACAGTTTTCCATACAAATCCTTATGTAATGGGTGTAGTTTCCTCTATTTTATCAATAACTACAAGACAACCGCCACCTTTTTTTATTGCGCCACGCTGAACAATTAGGGTGTCAATCTGTTCATCGTTATCAAATACACCAGCATCGGCTAGGGCATCCCAAAGGGCTTTAATTCGGTTATCAATATCTTGCTTGCGTCTGTCTTTTGGGTACAGGGTGACCTGCATTTCTAAGCGGGCTGTGCCTAATTTGGGAACTTTCCACTCCACCACATAATCGCTGACTTGGGCTTTAAACTCCTTGCCTGCCTTGCTGATGTAACGCCTGTGTCCATGACTCCCCCAGTAATGATTGACGGATGGGGGTAGGGGTAGGTTTAGAATCAACATTAAGGGAGTTTAACAAGTCCACGGTTTCTTGGGTCATTTGTTCAAAACTTGGTATATAAAAACCCTGATTCGAATAAGAGGGCAATCGTTTTTCGGTGCGCTTCTTCCCACCGTTCCACTCTCTCTGTTTTGCTAAGTGTTGCACCTTGGTCGATTTCTGTGTGACAGGTAAAACACAATGCGCTAATTCTGTAATCGTGTGCTTTGAGTCCACGGCCTTTTCCATCCCTTAGTTGATTTGAGTGTGCGGCAACGACTGTGCCATCTGTAGCCCCGCAATGGGTGCAAGGGAATCGCCTAACAATTTCTAATAGGCTTTTATTGCGATACATGATCTACGCTGTGTTGTTCTAGCTTTTCAGCGGATTCTGAAATATCTATGGCAATCTCCATCATTTGTGTGGCGTTGTTGACTTTAAGGGCATCGTCATACATACGGATTAGCTTTTTTAGTACTGCAAACTCATCACATAGGGCTATCATTTTAATATCCGATCATGGTTACGGTTAGATACTTCTAAGGTCTGCCATGTTGCGTGGCGCAGTCTTGCGGCTTCTAATTCCCACTTCAGCTTTTCAGCGTTCTCGGTGGCCGCACCTATAGCCTTGCATAAGTCTTGGTATTCCTGACAGGCGTAGGCTTCTCGTTCCTGCGCCCCAATGGTCTGCTCACCTGACTTCTGCATCATTATGGCTTTTAGACTGCTTTTAAAGGTTTCTAATTGGGCTAACTCACCCTTGGCAGATGCGTACTTACCAGCGTTTTCAAGAATAAAGTCTATACATTTATTGGGGTCTATTTCTCGCATACAGTTCCTTTATTCGTTTTTTTACATCCGCTTCTGTGTCTTTATTTCGTTCAATTAATTCTTTGACCATATCCCAGTTCCTGTAACGCTGGGCTATGGCTATGTAGGATTGGGCCAAATACTCGATCCTTTGCTTATAGCTGTTCATCTAATTGCTTAATCTTTTGGCTAATCCTTGCTCTCCATGCTTGCCAAGTTTCTCCACCGTAAGCTGGGCAACCTACCTCTTGGGCTTTACGCATGGTCAGTTCCTCTGTGGAATACCACGGTAATTCAGGCTTTTTATTAGGTTCTAGGTCAATCTCGTCAGTCCATCGTTCTTGGTTTAAGAATGTGGCAGGGTACGGAATATAGTCTTTTTGGGTTTCCTTAATCTTCCAGTATTTAAGGTAGTTTGGCAGGGCTTCTAGGCATTCTGTTTGCTGTGTAGGGGTGAGTCTATTCCATGCCCGTTCAGCGTCTTTACGAGCCATTTTACGAGGGTATAAGGAGTAGAAATCTTGAAAGGTCATTTACGATCCTTAAATAGCTTCTCAACATAATCAAATTCTTCTTTATGTTTGCGTTCTAACTCGGTTATGCGGTCAGCTTGCATTCTTAAAATGTATGCCGCTTGTATTAAAACACTACCATCAAGAGGGTGTAAATATGCTGTGTCTATTTCAAATTCAAGCACATCAGCAATAGCATATGGGTCTGCACCTTTTTTTCGATCTTCAGAAGTAAAAGTAGTCATTTATCCATCCAGTAATAAAGAAATGCGGCAATTATCATTACTGCTGAAAAGATGATAAATGTCGCTATTGCAAATACGGTCATTATGGTTTCAACCATCAATACTCCAAACCAGCGCAATCCATCATTGTGGTTTGATTAGACATAATGTTAGTAGTTATAGCCATCAAGTAATCATCAGCTAAATATTTGCTGTAATCTTCGCTTTTTGCGTAGCTACGAAACACCCTAATTAGGGCAAATATTTCATCATAATCGTTGTAGGCCTGATAAATAGCTGATTCTAGAATGCTGACTTGGCGTTCTAATTGCTGAACTTTAGTTAGCGGTTTTGGTTTTTTTGGGGTTTTTTTAGCGGTCATTTTTATCTTTCAAATAAAAATAGCCCCCGAGGGGGCTGGTTAGTTAGTCTGCTCTTGAGTTGTACCAAGAATCGATACCGTGTTCTTTTAATACGCCAGCAAATGCGCTAGCACCGACTTCTAATACATTCATACATTGGGTCATATTATTGGTGCAACGCCATATCTGCCAGCCTTTTTGCCAATGTTTGCTACCAATATTGTTCTTTTTGCACCAGTTTACAAACGGGCTACGACCGTTAGGAATCTCTACCCATGCAAAACCACAATAGTTATCTTCACCAACGGTTTCTATGTAATCTGCTTCGGCTTTTTGACCAGCAGCTAGGGCTTGGTCGTATATTGCTTGGAAATCTACAGTTTGCTTTGCCATTTTCTATTCCTTTTCTTTTTCACTCGGTATTGAGTAAGACAATTATAGTTAAGTTATCTTAACAATAGCAAGGATTATTTTATAAGGAAAACCCTGATATGTTGTTTTTTAGTCATAAGTTCCCCAAAGGTGATAGCACCCCATCCATTCAAGAAATTGATCTTGAACTAATGCTCCCGAAGGTAGTGTTCATTCGATACAAGGTTGTCTATCACCATTGTCCTTGTAACTTGTGTAGTACCCACTCAAGTCTACGGGGCTTGCTGTCAGGTGTAAACCAGCCCATCTTTTCTTTCCAGCGGGCGATTTAACCCCATTTCTATCGTGAGAAGTACGGCAGAAATAGAAAAACCCCTTTGGACTGATCTAAGGTGAAGTTGCTTAATAAATGCCTCTAAACCATTTACTAAACACTCAGATCAGACCGAAGGGGTCTTGTGCTTAGAGGTAACTACAAAACAGACTTCACTCTGCCCCTCAATTATGCATCATTATTCTAATTCAGGCCAAATTAATTTATAGCTATTTGGAAATAGGGTTTTTCGGGTGATTAACCCATGACTTTCTTTTTCTAAAGTCGCAGCCAAAATGACCATTTTATCAATCGGTATATCGCTTTTTTGCCACATAGATACGGCAGGAACGCTTACGCCTACTAGCTTTGAGATGCGAGTAGGGCCACCGAGAAGTTTAATTAGTGTCGTTGCGTTCATTAATTTATCTTAACATTTTACCAACATATTTACAAATAGTTGTTGCTTTATAAATTAAGCTGGCTTAAAATTGTGGTACGGTATGTACCGTGTTAATAGGAGAACTCTTATGAGTGAAATAGAATCGCAAACAAATGACTTACTACAGCTTCAAGGTGAACTTGAACGCATCTTTAATGTGCTAGAAGGTGGCACAGACCTATCCAAAGAACAAATTGATTTACTGCGCTATGGCTGTGGTTTTGCGCCAGTTAACCGTCAGCGTGATTTCTTACAGGGTGTATTTAACGATTTAAACCCATACGGGAGAACAATATGATTATTTCTGATACGCAAAAAGATTTTAAGATTGCCCCTGCTGGCTTGCATATGGCAAGGCTTTACTCTGTCATTGACTTAGGTCACCAAGCTACAGAGTGGGCTGGGGAAACCAAGATCATGCACAAGGTCGTGTTGACTTGGGAACTGCACGGGGATGATGATGCAGGGCTACCACTAAAAACAGACGATGGTAAGCCATTAATCGTAAGCAAACGATATACGGTCAGTTTAGGCGATCAAGCACGGTTACGCCAAGATTTAGAGGCGTGGTCAAATAAAAAAATGACCGCAGAAGATCGTAAGAATTTTGACCTTAAGGGTTTACTGGGTAAGTTTTGCATGGTTAATATCACGCACTCTGAGGATGGTAAATACGCTAATATCTCAGGTATTAGCCCTGTACCGTCTGCCTTGCGTAACGCCCAGCCTGAAGGAATTAACCCTACAAAAATCTTTTGGATACAAAATTTTAAACAGGAAGAATACGATGCGCTACCTAAGTACTACAAAGAAAAGATAGCGGAAAGTAGTGAGTGGCGGGGTCAACAGGAGCGTGAAAAGAACGCACCCAAGATTCAAGATGATGATTTATCCGATATTCCCTTTTAAGGAAGAAAATGTTAATTAAGGAGAAGTTAAGTGAATCAGGTCATTGGTACAAGAAGGATGGTAGTCCTGCCTACACAACTATCGGCAAAACTGGGGAACGGGCAACAACGCTCCGTGACGCACGGAAGCTCGGACTTTTGCCTAGTGTTACAACAATTAACGGAATGCTATCGAAAGCAGGGCTTGATACATGGAAGCAACAACAAGTCCTCTTAGCCGCATTGACTTTGCCTAGACTGCCTGACGAACCCGAAAGTGATTGGTTGTCTAGGGTGATGCAGGATAGTAAAGCGCAGGGTCGAGAAGCGGCAGAACGAGGTACTGCAATCCACGCCATCATTCAAAGCTGGTTTGAGGGGGTCTATATGCCTGAAAAGCCCCCGTACATTAATACCATCATAGAAACCCTAGAGAATGCCTTTGGAAGCCAGCTATGGCTCTCAGAGAAGTCTTTTGCTCATCCGCTAGGGTATGGTGGTAAATGCGATCTAATGGCTAGGGCGGGCTTTATAGTCGATTTTAAGACTAAAGATACCGACTTAGATAAGGTGGATGTGTACTTTGAGCATGAGATGCAGTTAGCCGCCTACCGAGAGGGTCTAGGAGTACCAACGGCTAGGTGCGCTATCGTCTTTGTCAACGGTACGACCGATCAGGTCAAATTGATAGAAATTGAGCAGGATCGACTCCAAAAGGGCTGGGAATGCTTTGAGCATCTATTGCGGGTTTATCAAATAAAGAACGGCTTATAATTAAAGTTCCTTCACGGGAACGGGGGAAAGCGGATTTGGCTTCACATATCTAGGCCCGCAAGTACCCCACTTTTTAAGGGCGTTAAGCCGTCAAAATAGGATGCAGTAATTAGGGAGTTTTGCGGCTTTCTGCCCTATTGATCGTAACTGCCAAATATTGCCCTGTTTTCTAAGGGTATATCCCTATAAAATATCTTGCATTATTAAGATTACTTAACTTATAATTGTCTTACTCAATGTTGAGTGAGATAGATAAGGAGAATCAAATGCAAGTATTAGACCTACAAATTACCAAAGTTGACCAACTCGGTATGCTCTTGGCTCAAATAGCTGACCTAGAAGCCCAAGCAGAAGCACTCAAGACCGAACTCAAGCAAGAAGAAGGTCACATCGAGGGCAACCTTTATAAAGCCTGTGTGACCCTATCCCAGCGTAAGACTGTTGATAACAAGGCTGTGTATGCAGAAGCGAATATCCCTGCTGAGTTAATCGAAAAGCACACCAAAACCACCGCAGTTATTACTTTAAAAGTTACAGCCCGTTAACGCCCCTAGGAGATAGTCATGTTAAAAAGCGAAAAAGATGCAGAGTTATTTTATGAGGCCCAGCGTAAGTTTACTGACCGCCAAAGGATGCTTGATAAGGGCTGGGGTGACCTAGATGCGTATAACGCCTTAAGAGCCGCAGAAAAGAAGAAGGAGCGTATTGAGTCTATCCGTATGTTCTTGCTTGGTGGTTTGGCGGCAATCCTATTTTGCGTAGTGTTTTTTGGTACTAACTACTTAATGCACGGCTATGCAATATAAGAAGTTTGACCAAGCCCTGCACGATGCTTGTGACCCACCTGCCCGTGATGCGGTCGCTAGGTGGCTCAAAAACCTTTGGTATATAGATGCTACCCCTAACCCCGATAAGTACGCTGTAGACCTCATATTAAGCCGTAAGGG